ACACCCACTACGAGATCACCAATGTCACATACAACGCAATTGGCTCGGTCTTAGTTGAGGCCAGAGTTATCCCAACCCACAGCACAACCAAGCCATAAGGTAGACTCCACCCATGGCATTTGTAGACTCCAGTATCGCAGCCGCAGTAGCCGCTCGGGTAGCCACCGTGACGGTTGCCTCCACCGTTGCCGCCATCCGGGGGGCTACTGCGGCCCCACCTGACAAGTTGCAGGTCCTCCCCTACGCGGTAGTCCTCCCAAGTTCAGACCGGGTTGAGCATTACGCATCCGCGCGCAAGGTGACCTGCTCATTTACCGTCCGACTGTACCTGGGCAGTCCCCAGGACTTTGCCCGCCGGTTCCCAGCACTTCACACCTACCGAACCGCGCTCCGGGACATCTTCGTTGGCGATGTGACCCTCGGTGGTCTGGTAGACTTGGCCACAGTTGATTCCACCCGCATCGGTGCAGACATGTATGCTGGGGATGAGTTCGTTACGGTGGAAGCCACCGTCACATGTGTGAAAGGGGAAAGCCTTGACTACCAAGCCTGAGATTACTGAGAGCGCAACAATCACGGTGGTGCTGGTAAAGCCCCTTACCGATGGCAACTTTATCCCCGGCGTAAAGGCCGACGGAACTGCATCCGAAGTTGATCGGGTGTATGCTGCTCCGTACCTGAAGGCTGGGCTAATTAAGGAGTTCGTGGCAACCGAAGCGCCGCGAGTTGTCAAGGCCGCTTCGGAAGCAGAGGAGTAAGACATGCCAGTATCAACCGCAGGTAACATCCTATTCACCAAGGCAGTTGCTTTCGGTGAGACCACTTACGGCACGATCCCAACCCTTACCTCGGGTGGCCGTCGTCTCGTTACCTCTCCTACCGGCATCATCAACCCAGGAACCAACATTGAAGTTGGCGCGGACCGAGCAGTTGCCCTCCGCAATCCAATCCTGTCTTCCACCAATGTTGTTGTGTCCCAGGAGCCAACGATCAGCCTAGACGCTCCAAGCCTGTCGCTTGAAGACTGGGTGTTCTACCTCCAGGGAATTAAGGCCGTAACGCCAACCGGCGCAGCCAATCCATACACCTGGTCCTACGACATCAGCATGACGGCCAGCAACACGCCAAAGTCGTACTCCATTGTTATGACCGACGGCGTACAGGCTTTCGTAACCAACTACAGCATGCTCACCAGCCTGAGCATCTCGGCAGACCGTAACGGCCTTACGACCGCGCGCGCGGAGTTCTTCGCGCAGACGCTCGCTAAGGACAGCACGACGCTTGCCGACACAGTTCAGTCAGCCGTGACCTACATGCCGGGCCGCCTCTGGAAGCCATACTTCCACACCTCGTTCCCAACGGTCTCAGAGGGGACGGCGTACTCGTACCTGCTTGATTGGTCCCTGGACATCACCCCAGGCAACGCGCGCCAGGCGTACCAGAACGGCACGCTCACAATGGCGACGCACGCAGAGTCCGAGCCATTCACCGGCAACATTCAGATGACTGTTTCGGGTAACGCTTCGGCCATCAGCGAACTCTATGACGCATACCAGTCGGCAACGACCAAGTATCTGCGCCTTGAGTGGAGCAACGGCTTGGCATCAACGGCACTTCGCAGCGCCAACATCTGCCTGGCGTTCATTCCGACAGAAGTGACACCCATTGCAAATGCAGAGGACGGCCTCACGACCGTCACGGTGCAGGGGCAGTTGGTTACGGATGTTGCGACATCCAAGACCCTGCTCATTGAGTTGAAGAACGGCCTGTCAGTAGCGCCGTAATAGTAGATAGGAGGGCATAATGACCGACGAAACAACCCCAGTAGTGGCCGCTCCGGTGGTCGCTGCGCCAGAGCCGGTTGCCGAGGTTGCACCAGTACCAGTACCGACAACCAGGGAGATTGCTCTGCGCGCTCCGTTTGATGGCTGGAAGGCCGTCATGCAGGTCCGCCGAGTTCCGGCCCGCGTGCTGATTGACCTTCAGTCCCCAATCTTTGACAAGCAGTTGGGTACGGTCGCCAAGTTGGTCAAGAGCCACAACTTTACGGACCCAGAGACCGGCGAGCACTATGCCGATGTTCTGGATGCGCCAATTGAGGCACTTACTCAGTTGATGGAACTGTGGGGAGAAGCGGTAAGCAGCGTCCCCCCTATGTGAGGACGGCGGCGGCCCGCCTTAGCGTTGGCCACTCCGCTGTCCCACCGGCCGAACTGATCTTCTACATTGTTGGGAAGGAGTTCGGCATCGCACCCTGGAAGTTGGCGCAAGAGGATGTGTCCGATGTCATGGCCACATACGCTATCCTTAGGGAGATGCAACCCAAGCCTCAACCAAAGGGGAACAAGCGTGGTATTTAGCCTATTTGGCAACAACAAGAAGTCCGTCTCCCTGAGCATTGAGGACGATGTACTCGGGACGATTGACCGATTGCGACTCCAATTGGCCGCCGGGTTTGATGAGCAAGCCGTTCAGCAGTTCATTGGCCAGGCCGCGCTAGAGGGGGCCATGTACCTAGAGCCATTCATGGAGGCCGCAGCCCCAGTTGGCTCGGCGGCAGACAATGACCCACACCCCGGTCGGCTCCGAGACTCTATTGTCTCCCGAGTCGGCAAATACAACAAGCCGTCAGCCATCGTCGGTATCTACCCGGGCCGAAACCGCAAGGATGAGTCCGGTGCGTACTACGGCCGCGCGGTTGTCTCCGGAACTGGCACTACCTGGTCTCGGCGCGGGGCCATTGCGGCTCGCGCGGACCTACGCGCGCGCTGGAAGGCGCAGGACAAGCGCATGGGGATTTCCTACGGCGTTGCCAAGAAACAGCGTGCAGCCGTCTACAATCAGCGCCTAGAGTCCCTGGGTCTACTCCAGACCTATGAGCGAACTGCCTTGCCATCCCGTCCGTTCGTCCGAGAGACCGCTAAGGACCATCGTAGCGATGTTGCCGATGTCGTAAAGGGTACTCTTACGGCCCTAATTAACGATGAGGCCGCTCGTGCCATCGTTGGGGCTGTTCCTCTTACGGCAAAGGGTGACAAGAAGTTGATTCGCTCCCAGGCGGCATACGCCAAGCGAGTCGGGATGATGGGGTAAGACATGTCTGAACAGATGAACTTTCAGATCACGGCGCAGAACAATGCCAGCCGTGCCATCAAGGATGTATCCCGAGACCTAGGCGGACTCAAGGGCGCGTCCCAGCGCGCCGGTATGGGCATGAAGGTTGCCTTTGCCGCAGCAGGAGTTGCCATTGTTGCCGCGACACGGTTCATTACCGATGCGACTAAGGCCGCAATGGAAGAGGAAAAGATCAACAAGCGCCTCATTGGCGTACTCAAGAGTCGGAAGATGGCCACGGCAGAAAGCACCGCTGCCATTGAGAAGCAGGTTGTTGCCGGAAAGAAATTGGCCTTCTCTGGGGACGAGATCAAGTCCAGCCTTGCATCCATTATTCCGTTTGCCAAGAACACAACCGATGCTATTGCTATCCAGAACGCTGCAATGGAGATTGCTGCGGCGCAGAACATCAGCCTTAGCAAGGCCTCAACCATCGTCTCGCGCGCGTACATTGGGCAAGGAAAGTCCCTGGCCAAGTTGGGCATTCAGACCACCAAGACCGAGAAGGTCACCACCAGGGTATTGGTTGCCAACAAGAAGTGGGGCGCGTCGTACAAGAATGTAACCAAGGAAGTTAAGACCGTCATGACCGGACAGGCAGTCCTAGACACCATCATGGAACGGTACGGCGGTACTGCGGCAAAGTCCGCAGAGGGCGTTGAGAAGCAGTTTAAGATGTTTGGGGACACCGTTAAGGACCTCAAGCAGGAGTTCGGCGCAGCCTTCCTCCCTATTGCGTTGAAGATTGCCCAGACGCTGAACAAGGACATCCTCCCGCAACTCAAGCCGGTCATTACTGGAGTTGCGGACTTCATTACTAAGAACATTCCAAAGTTCCTGGCCGAGATTGACCCTATCCTTAAGAAGATTGCCGGCCCTGGCGGACTCGTTGAGGGATTCCTCAAGATGGCCAAGACGGTGTGGGGCGAGAACGGCGAGGGTCCGCTAGGAAAGGCAATGGCCGGACTTGGCGGCCTGGTCTCAAACATCCTGGGCATGGTGAATACGGTGATTACGGCCATTAGCGGGACACCGCAGGTAAGCGTTAGCCCAATGGAAGACAAATACGGATCAACCAGCCCAAGTTTCAATCCAACTTCTAGCCCAAATAACACGGGAAAGAATTTCAATCTAAAGGATGTCCCCCTTGTTGGCCCGCTATTGGAGGGTGCCGGAGTTGGCCTAAACAAGAGCGGCGCGTCAACCGCTGCAATTACAACAATTGGCGGAGCACTTATTTCTAAGTTGCTCTTTGGAAAGATGCCTGGAGTCGGTATGCTTGCCTCCCTCGGCGCTGGCGGATACATGCTTGGGAACCAAGACCCTAACGCGACTGCGGCAGACTCCCTTACAAACTTTGCAAGCGGCGCTGGAGCAGTTCAAGCGTTGAGTTTCTTTACCGGCATGATGGGCAACCGTGGCGGCGGTGGTGGTGGCATGCCGAGAATGGGTGGCGGAAAGCCTGGAATCTTTGGGCGACTTGGTGGCGCGTTGCTTCCCTCGTTCCTTCGTCCAAAGGGCGGCGGAGTTGCCGCCGGCCTTGGCGGTGCAGCCATGGGCATGGGCGGAGTTGGGGCCATGACAATGAGTGCCAACACTGTGTACCTCAATGCTGGATCAGTTGTTGGCGGCGGAATGCCAATGGGCGGAATGCCAATGGGCATGGGCGCAATGCAGGGACCACCAGTACCTCCTGGAATGAGCAAGCCGGCCGGAAGGTTTGCCAGGATTTCCCAAGGGTTCAGCAATTGGAAGAATGCAATTACTGGCTCCGGCCCGTTCGGAAGAATTGCCCGAATCGCTGGAGCAGTTGGATCTGTTGGCTCTCTTGTGGCGCAGAAGACTGGTCTCTCAACGCTTGCAAGTGGCATTGGACGAGTTGGCTCTACGGCTATTGGCGGCATCAAGGGAGCAGGATCAGCAGTTATGGGCGGAGTAAAGGGCGTAGGGGCAAGTATTGCTGGTTCCGGAGTTGGCCGCGCTGCTATCGGTGGAGCAAAGGTGGTTGGCAAGGGGGCCGGCGTAGTCGGCAAGGGGGTAAGTGTTGCCGCCAAGGGCCTAGGCGCAGTCGGTAAGGTGGCCACGACCGGACTTAAGGCCGTTGGTGCTGGAGTTCCTATTGTTGGTGGCATCTTGGCCGGAGCAAATGCGCTCGCTGAAGGCAACGGTGTTGGCCAGGCCATTGGTAAGGGCGTTGGTAACGCAGCAGGAACGGCAATTGGAGCCGGTCTTCTCTCATGGATTCCAGTTGCCGGCCCACTTCTGGGCGGTCTTGTTGGTGGCGCTATCGGTGAGGCAATCGGCGGGGCTATTGGAACGGCAGTTGACGACATGAACAAGCCAGCGGGAACCGGAATTAGTATGAACCCAATGAACGACAAGTACGGCAGCATTATTCCTGCAAGCGCCCTTGGTACTGGAGTAAGCGCCAACCCAATGGTTGATAAGTACGGAAACACAAACATCACAATTAACCTTAACGACAAGCCAATTGACGACATGATTACAAAGGTCATTGCCAAAAGCCCAGGCAGGGGTGGAAGGACTTACCAGTAATGCCAGTTCCGTACCTGCTGTTCGTTGAGGGAGTTGTTGGCGCGGGAGTCGTAGATCCGTTTCCGGCCGGAACCCCAGGGCCGCTACCTGGTGCTAACGGAATTGGAACGGCTCGTGACTTAATTGCGTTGCCGGCCGGAGACAAGCAAAGCCTTCCGCGAGTTGCCCTTGAGACTTTCTCTATCACTTCTTCCGGATCTGGAAGCGGTTCTAGCATGACATTCACCATTACCCAGCCAGATGTGAGTACGACTTACGCCATTACCAATGTGTCCGGCAACGGAACAACCGTTACTTACACAGCCGCCAACAACCTTGCGGTTGGGTCGGTGGTGAGCATTACTGGGGTAACGCCATCTGGGTACAATTTGACTAAGGCAACCGTTGCAAGCGCGTCGTCTACGCAATTCACCGTGACCAACGCGGCCACAGGCGCGTACTCAAGCGGCGGATCAGTTGCCATCGTGCCTTGGTTCCTTGCCATGGCCGACATGGCCCCAATTCGCTTCTACGACACGCGCTACAGCGCAACACAGCCAATACTTCTCGGCTATGTCACTAATGTCCAGGCTCGCATGCGCGCACTAGGCATTGAAGTCCAAGTCACAGGCGCAGATCCGATTAACTGGATGGACAAGATCCTGGTCCGCAAAGGTAAGATCGGCACAGGCCGACAGGCCGTGGGAACCATTACCCTGAGCACGGCCGCGCGCGTAAGCGACAAAGCCACCATCAACGAGTTGCTTTATTATGTAGACCTCCGCAGCGACGCTGCAACGCGGCGGCTAATCAACACCTCCCCTATCTCCGGGTCAGGTAAGACGGCAGTTAGGGCGCTATTCCCGGGCTACAACCCATCACCGGCGGTCAACATCTCTTCCGAAGTTAAGCAGTTGCCGGTTTCTACCCTTCGCGGGGCTATGGACACGGTGTCCGAAGCCGCTGGTGGCTTTGACACCGTTGCTCGCAAGTATTGGATTGACGGTAACGGCCGCATTAACTACAACGCAAGAACGGCTCCGGCACAGGCGACGGCCCCCTTTGAGATCGTGACTGTTGCATCGCAAGTTAACCCGACCGGTAGCGGCGGAACAACCACAAGCAAGATTGCGGCCACCGGGCTTCAGGTGCAGTACGACCACGAGCAGGTAATTAAGCGAGCGTTCCTCCGCTGCGGCGACTTTGACTCTGGGCTTGATGACGCAACTGACCCTTACACGCGCACATACAACCTCAGCGGCAACTCCGGACCGGGCCTTGGAACCAGAAACGGCCCACGGCCAGACGCGCTTATTGACTTGCCAGATGTCAAGGGCCTTACCAACACGACCAGAGACAACTTTATTGACAAGTTTGGTAACGGCATGCTGGCAATCCGCTATCAGCCCATGCGAAGCGTTCGCATTACCGTTGTTGGGGCCGACTTGACCCAAACGGCCAACCCGGCACATGACTTCGGCTATACCCAGGGGTATCACTACAACGGCTCCACCTATAACCTGGTCCGTGCCGTGCTGCCAGACCAATGGATCAAGGTCAACGCTCCCCAATTAGGGATCGCTGGTGAGGTCCTTCGCATTGAGGCGGTAACATGGTCATTCGCCAAGGGGACAACAGAGGCCTCCCTGGAAATTGAGTGCGACTGGCGACGCAAGGGGCTTATTGAAAGGATTGGGTAATGCCAACCGAACTCGGATCTAACGACGGCGCGCTATCGTCATTTAAGGGCGACATCATTGCCGATACCGATGCTCCGTTGATTTCAACGCAGTCAACCGGAGCGCAGTCCTATGCGCTTGGTTCGTCTTTGTCGGCCGGCATCTACACCATGGTGCAGAACGGAACCTTTGCTGCTGGCCCGCCAGACCCGGATTCAGTTGTATCTGATCCAGACAACCCACTTCCCTACTTCTCGCTTGAGTCCAATTACACCTCAGGTCCACAAATCACGGTCTCTGTTGTGGAGGATGCAACGGTTTCCTCTGGCCGCAAGATGACATTCAACATCCCCTCCGGTGTCGCTGCTGGTCAGTATCTGCGCGTCTATCGGTTTGTTGCCGTTCCCGGAAGCAAGGCCAGAACTGCAACCTATCAGGCCCGTGTTGCCTGGGATAACGCAACCTCAACCACCGAGGCAAGCGTGCAGTCCATCTCCCAGTATTACCAGGCGGACCTTGCGACGGCAACCGGGGCATCCTCAGCAACATCGGTTCCATTTACCACTATTGCTTCTTCAACATGGGCCTATGAGACATCAAATACCCCAAACGGAACCGGAGCGATTGCAGCAGACGGTGCTTTTATAAAGGTGGCGTTTGGCGTATCTGCCAACACATTGACCACAAGTGCTTTTTCAGTTGATTGCCACGAGGTCCGGATTGACAGAGGGGTCATTCAGAGCGTAATCACCGACCAGTCTCTACCAGAGCAATTTGGGTACGGGGTTATCTATCTGTTTAGCGGAACCCTGTTCATTAAGCCGAACGAGTTGGGAACAACCG